CTTTTTTTTATGACTTGTTATCACCCGATTACAGCGTATTGGAGTAGTAAGCTTAAAACGAAGTTGGGTACTCCTGCGATAACTTTTAAATATGCTGATGCTGACCCGGAACTTGGAGAGTTTCAAATTCCCTGTGGTCAGTGCATTGGTTGTCGATTAGATCGCTCCCTCGATTCCGCCGTGAGGGCTCACCATGAGAGTCTTTTATATGATCGAAATTACTTTCTTACGCTCACGTATAACAACGACAATTTGCCTCCTTTTGGTTCTCTTATTCCTAGGGATCTCACTTTGTTTTGGAAAAGAGTCCGAAAGCGTGGAGTCAACATTCGTTACATGGCTTGTGGAGAATATGGGAGTACTTATGGCCGTCCCCATTACCACGCTATTATTTTTAACTTGCCTCCTCTTGAGCTTCGTCAAATTGGAACTACCAAAACTGGATTTCCTACTTTTGTTAGTGACTTATTTACTGAATGCTGGCCTTTTGGTTTTCATACTCTTAATTTCGTCTCTTTCGAGTCATGTGCTTATGTTGCCCGCTATGTGACGAAAAAGATTCTTGGAGATGGAAAACAGGTTTATGAAAAATTCGATCCGGAAACTGGTGAAGTTGATTGCCGAGTGAAAGAGTTCTCCAGATGGAGCACCAAACCCGGAATCGGTTATGACTATTTCATGAAGTACTGGAGAGATTTCTACAAGATCGATTGTTGTTTGATTAATAACAAAAAGTTCAAAATTCCTCGTTATTATGATCGATTACTCTTAAGGGAACACCCTGATGTTTTTGAAATTGTTAAGCAAAAACGGATACTTAGCGCACAAGATTACCGTTTGACACCAGATGCCCAAAAGAGTAGATTATTGGTCAGAGAGGAAGTTAAACGTTTACGAGCCGAACGTTTACTTCGACCCTTTGAGGCTCAAATCATGGAGTATTTAGAAAATGTCTAAAAAAGTTTTAGTTTCTGTTTATGACAAAGTTGCTGGTCTTTATTCCCCGGCTATGACCGAGATCAATCCGGATTCCGCTATTCGTAATTTCCGAATTGGTGGTAAACAAAATCCTCAGATTTCTGCAACTCCTGATGATTATTGTCTGGTTCTTCTTGGAACCGTGGATGATGAAACCGGTGAGATTGTACCTGTCGATAAGGTTGACGGATTTCTTCCTGTTTTGATTCAAGCCCATGATCTATTCCCTGCTGAATAGTTTCGGTACAATTAGAGAGTTCTCTATTCTTTGAGGTCAACCGCCAAGTTCTTTATCCTACCGACTTGGCGGTTTTTTTTAATTGAGGTGTTCAATGCCTAATTTCTTTACTAAATATAATCCCCCGAAGGTTTCCGGGTTTTCTTCTGATCTGCCGAGTAAGGTTCAAGAGCAATTCGCAGACGCCTGCCAGACGGATACCATCATCCGTAAGTACAACATGATGGGCGTCAATCCGTTCATCGCTGCCGGTGGAAGCCAGTATCTGGATACTACTCAGATTCCTTCTTTTGTTGTCGCGCAAAATGCTCAAGTCAAAGTCAAAGAGTACTTTGAAGGTCTGCCCTCAGACATTCGGCTTGAATTTAATAACGACCCCATGCAATTTGCTGAGGTCGTTTCTGACCCGCGTAATGCGGAATACCTCCGAGAGATCGGTGTTCTTGCACCCCTCCCTGCTGAGCAGGAGGGTGAAAAACAACCAAATCCCAGCGGGGATAATTCTGAAATGCCCCCTCACGCAAGTGAAGGTAGTGATCTTTTTGCTGGAAAAGAGCCTGAAAAGGCTGTTTCTCCTGAAAAATCAAATGGTTAGTTCTAACGTGGCACAGGTACCTACTTGTTGTAACTGTGCCACGTGACACCAAGCGATTTTTCGACTTGGTGAAATTTCAAACTTTTTTCTCATTTTTAAGGACTAAAAAATATGGCTAAAAATACTGCTCGTTCTCATAGAAAAATTAATCGTTTTTCTCAGATTCCTAATTCTCCAATTCAGCGCTCTGTATTCGATCGTTCTCACGACTACAAAACTACGTTAGATGCTGGTTACCTGATTCCGTTTTTTGTTGATGAGGTCCTGCCCGGAGACACGTTTAAATTACGTGTTAATGCATTCGTTCGAATGAATACGTTGATTGCTCCGTTTATGGATAACGTGTTTATGGACACGTTTTTCTTTTTCGTTCCGACTCGTCTCGTTTGGGATCATTGGCAAAGGTTCTGCGGTGAGCAGACAAAACCGGGCGAATCAACAGACTTTTTGATTCCGTCTTTGGCCGGCACTAACAATTTTGCTACTGAAACTATTTTCGACTACATGGGTATACCTACCCATGTTTCATTAGATCCAGCTAATACACCTATTAATGCCCTTCCGTTTAGAGCCTATAACCTCATTTATAACGAATGGTTTAGAGATGAAAATCTTATCGATTCTGTAAATGTTCCTACAGGAGATGGCCCGGATGGTACTGATAATTACAAACTGTTGAAACGCGCTAAACGCCATGACTACTTCACGAGTGCTCTGCCTTGGCCACAGAAAGGCCCGAGTGTAGAAGTTGGATTAACGGGTAATGCACCTGTTCAGGGCTTCGGCGAAGGAAACGAATGGATTTATGGTTCTGGTAATTTGCCTAACGGCTTTTCTGGCGGTATTGGAACTCAGTATAACGGTCTTGATGAAAATAAATCTCTTTACTCTTGGGGTAATCAAGAGATGTTTACCTACGACAATAACGGTTCTGTTATGTTGTTTAACGGTAATGGTGGCTATGGAAATAAACCGATAGGTCTGCAAGATTCAAGTGCTGAAGCTAACATACACCCGGTTACAGGTATTTTTGGTAAGGAGTTTGCTTTTAGAGGCGGTTTAAAGCCGTCTAATCCGGATTCCATTTATGCTGATCTTTCTGGTGTTTCTGCTATCACAATTAATGATCTGCGTCAAGCCTTCCAAATTCAAAAATTTTATGAAAAATGGGCGCGCGGAGGTTCCCGTTATACAGAAACTCTTCGTGTGATGTTCAATGTCATTTCTCCCGATGCTCGCTTGCAACGTCCTGAGTATCTTGGCGGTACTCATTCTCGTGTCAACGTCGTTCCTACTCCACAAACGAGTAGTACCGATTCCGTTTCTCCTCAGAGCAACTTGTCTGCTTTTGGCGTGCTTGGTGATAGCGCTCATGGTTTTAATAAATCTTTTGTCGAGCATGGCTATGTGATTGGCATTGTCTGCCTCCGTGCTGATATTACGTATCAGCAGGGTTTGAATCGTATGTGGTCTCGTCGCCAGTTGTTTGATTTCTATTGGCCAACTCTGGCCCACCTTGGTGAGCAGGTTGTTTATAACCGTGAAATTTACACACAAGGCACAGCAGAGGATAACGGCGTTTTCGGTTATCAGGAGCGTTATGCAGAGTATCGGTATAAACCTTCGATGATTACCGGTAAGCTGCGTTCTAACGACCCTCAAACACTTGATGTTTGGCATTTAGCTCAGAAGTTCGATTCCTTGCCTAAACTCAATCGGGATTTCATTGAGGAAAATCCCCCGATTAGTCGTGTCATTGCTGTTCAGAAAGAACCGCAGTTCTTTGCTGACTTCTGGTTTGATTTGAAGACTTCGAGGCCGATGCCGGTTTATTCTGTTCCGGGCCTTGTCGATCATTTCTAATGTAACTACGTTTAGTTATTCTGTTGTTACCGAGGGGCGAGGTCCCCCATAGACCTCGCGGACGATGGTAACAACGGAAATAACTATGTAAAAAGGACTACAAATTATGGGTTTATTTAGTTCTATCGGTAATGCGATTCAGTCGGTTACTAAGCCTTTTTCTAGTTTCCTCTCTGGTTCCGGCATTGGAGACCTTATGGGCTTCGGTTCTGATGCTCTTGGTCTCTATAACGACTTGACCGGTAATTCTGCGAAAGTACAGAAGCAGTTAATGGCTTATCAAGCGCAGCTGCAAAATGAATCGTGGAAGTACCAGATGTCGAATCGGCATCAGTTGGAAGTTGGAGATTTGAGAAATGCTGGTCTCAATCCTATTTTGTCTGCTAATTCTGCTGGTAGCGTGGCTGCTGGCATTCCTAATGGTGCATTGGCAGATTCTGATAGTGCTCGTTATGGTGCTCGCTCTTCTGCTGCTTTAGCTCGTCAAAATGCTGCTCAGGTTTCTTCTTTAATTCAAACTAATGCTAGTACTCAGGCTCGCAATGAGGCAGAGGCTAAAGCTGCGATTATGAATGCAGAGAGTAATCGGATGTCTGCGATTGCTGGTGCTAATCGAAATAATGCAGAAGCCGGCTATGCAGCTGTCAGATCGAAAAACGAGGCTCTTTATCCGAGTAATCAGCCTACGCCGTTTAAGTATATTAATTCTGCAAAGGGTATGTTAGATTCTTTTGAGGATTTCTTAGATCGTCGTTATGGATTGCCTTCTGACGCTTCTCCTGAGCGTAGGAAACGTTATGAGGTGTTTATCAATGGAGTAGGTAGTCGTCATTAATAAAGTCGCGCATAGAGCGTTTTTGGAGCGTTTGGAGGATTTATGAAAATCACAGAAAATTGGTTAGACCAATTCTTTAATATCTTTTCTCAGTTAGGTAAAATGATTTTGTATCTTTATCAACTTTTTAGAGGAAAACTATGAGACGCCGTCGTCTATCTCGCAGAACTTCCCGCCGTTTTTTTCGTAAAGGACTCAAGGTTCGCCGTCGTAACCTCCGTGCGAGACCCATGAGAGGCGGATTCAGGATTTGAGGTTCACTTGGAACGGAAGGCGTCACTAAACTGTCGCCTTTTTTTTATGACTTGTTATCACCCGATTACAGCGTATTGGAGTAGTAAGCTTAAAACGAAGTTGGGTACTCCTGCGATAACTTTTAAATATGCTGAT